AATTTTGTCTGTTGAGCCTAATGCTCCATCACCTCGATCAGAAATGGTAATAGGATACCAATTGTATAAATTACCACTACCATTTTCTACTGCACGAAAATGAACAACAGGAATCATAATGGCTTGGGCAATCTTCTCACCAGGTTTAATAACTTGGGTTTCTTTTCCAATGTTGTGAAGATTAACAAATACTTCACCATCATATCCAGAATCAACTACGCAAGCTCCCACAACAAGCGATCTCTTGTAAGCAACACTTGAGCGGTTTTTAATCTCCAGCATATAACCATGAGGGACACCGAAACGATAACCCGTTGAAAACAGTTTGCTTTCTCCTGGTTCTAATGAAACTGAATCTCTTGCCTCATCAACAAAAGGAAGTGTGCCTTTTGGTTCAGGATTAAAAAATAAATCTAATCCAGCATCTGATGGGTTTGCTCTTTGTGGAGGAACTGCACTTCCTCTTACTCTAAAGTATTCTATAATCATTATTTAACCTTCTTTTGTTTCGTTGTGTCTTGCACAAATTGTGCATCTTGCATACAAAGCCAGCTTCTCAACAATCTTCCTGTTGCTGGACCGTCTTCGTGTCGTTCATACCATCGGACCTTCCATCCAGCTTTTTCATAAGATCTTATAATAGAACCATCTTCCAACAGTAAATCATACCATTCAGGTTCAACCTCAATCTCTATACCCTTTAGTGTTCTTGCCAGCTTCATATCTCTTTTGATGATGGCGTTTATTTCTGTGGTTATTTTTCTTCTTAATTCTTTACTCATCGAAAATCTCTCTCGCAATAATAAACAAATAAGTGATCACCTGACATAGAATCAATCATATAAGCACTATCTTTTATTTTTAAATTTCTTCTTCCTAATTTATTGGCATATTCGCTTGCTCGTTGTATGAGATATTCAGTTATTGTATTTTTTGCTTCATACTCAACTTCATCATCTGCAATTATTAAACGAAATACCTCTAATGTTTCTTCATCGTTATTCATAATATTATCCTATCATCTTGAAGTTAAAAACTCCCCGACAAGAGAATCCCCACGTCTCATCATAGTCCAGTTTTGCAACATATGGTCTATTAAGAAAGATTTCATCTCCTTGTCTTACTCCCCAACATTTAATCTTGGTGGATTGCGAAGAATCATCAATGACATCAACAATCCAATAATCTTTTCCCCCTCTGGTTTTTTTAGGTATGATCACACGAGGAATAAACCAAGCCAGCTTTAGTGCTGGATCGTATTTACTAATCTGATTTACCTGATGAAAGTTTAACCTTTCTTTCACCTTATTGTCAAGAACTAAATCAAATGGGAAAAGTCCTGTCAATTCTATAATATTTTTTACTTTCTCTTCATGTGAAAAGTCTGCTTCGCTGCCGTATTCTTTAATGTTTTCTTCAAGCTTTTTAGCTGTTTTTGGTCTATTGTTTGCGACTGACAACCAAAGGTGTCGGCAATGCCTGAACCTGTCATCGACAATAGAATCACAAGCACCAGAACGAACAAGAACATCCAACGCTTTTTTATTAAGCTTTGCATAAGCAATGTTTTCGTTAAACAATAACTCTTCAAAAGATTTAAACGGACGATGCTCAATGATTTGCTCCATTGCCTTTTCACCCAATCCTTTGATTGACGTTAGAGGCTGTAAAAGTTTACCAGTTTTTGATATTTCCCAAGACTTACCAGACTTATTGATGTCTACTTCCTCAATATCGTAACCCATATTTTTTACGATATTTAAGGCTTTTTCTTTGCGAACATCTGGCTCTTTGTTTAAGAAAGAAGCCAACCATTCAGAAGGGTAATAGTTCAGCAACCAGGCGCACTGAAAAGACAGCATACTATATCCAACAGCGTGTGATTTGTTAAAGCCATATCCTGAAAAGTATTCAAAAGTCTGCCATAGTTTTTCTGCATCATTCTTTGATATTCCTTTTTCTCTGCATCCAACGATAAACTTGTCGTGAATTTTAATCTTTGCTTCGTTACCTTTGCCTGTTCCTTTTTTAGTTAAGAGTTTACGAAGAAGATTACCTTCATCAAGTGAAACATCTTTACCAAGTCGATGAGCAAGAATTGCAATCTGCTCTTGGAAGATAAGAAAGCCATAAGTTTCTTGTGTAACCTGCTCAACGATTGGATGTAAATACTTAATGTATTGTGGGTTCTCTTTTGCCTCCACATAATCTTTATCTACGCCAGCAGACAATGGTCCTGGTCGAAAGATAGATGTGATCGCAGCAATATCAATCAGGCTTGTTGGTTTTGCTTTTTGGCAGAACTTTTGCGCTCCAACTTCTGTAAACTGGAAGACACCTGCCCAGCGACCGTCATGGAATATGTTTTTAAAAACGTCGCTATCCCTTACATCCAAAACGTTTGGGTGTAGCTTTTCATCGTAGAACTTTTTAACATCCGAGAACTCTGGATTTTCTACTCCATAATGCCTCTTGAGGATAAGCGCAACAGCGTCCTCAATCATACGAAGAGTTCCAAGACCCAAGATATCAAACTTAATAAAACCCATTGGCTCAAGGTGTCTTACGTTTTGACCTTCAGTCCAAGGAGTTTGCCTAACACCTCCAGAATAAATCAGAGGCATATACTTATCAAGGTTCTCGCCAATAACAACACCACCTGCGTGACGTGAACAAGAACGAATTTGACCCTTAAGGTTTGTAACGTGAGTTTTGAGATGCGGATACCTATCCAAAAACTCTTGCAAAGATGTGCTATACCTCATCAGCTCATCAAAGGTCGGATCATAAACGCCTGCCTTGATACCGTGTTCTTTTTTGGCTAATGGAATAGTTTCTGAATACATCTTCTTTGTGACGGTGTTTACTTCAGTAAACGGAACGTCATAAAATTTTGCAATATCTTTAATCAAAGAACGCATCTGAAGGGTGTTCCAGTTAGAAATAGGAACTACGCAATCATCGCCCCACTCTTTGATAAGTTCTGCCTTAAGGGACATTGGATCAGAAACATCATAATCAATATCTGGATAGTCTGTTGCATCTGCACGAAGGAAACGAGAGAACAGAAGATCGTATTCGATAGGATCAACTTGAGTGATTCCCAAAACATACGCAACGAGACTACCACCCGCAGAGCCGCGAGCAGGACCACTCAACTGGGACATTCGTGCTTTATCAGAAACAGCCTTCATCGTAAGAAAATATTTACTAAACCCACGATCTTTAATAACTTTTAGTTCCCTCTCTAATCGCTCTGTATACTCTTTTTGATTTGGAGTTTTAATAACAGACGCAAGAGCAGACCAAGCAGTTTGTGATAATGCTTCGTCTTCAGTCATCCCTTCTTGAACAACAAATGATGGAAGGCGAACTGTATTATCTGGATAAAATCTTTCTATGCGTTTATGTGCAATATCATATGTTCTTGCGATAGAGTCTTTGATTAATTTATCATCGTAGGAAACATTCGCTTTTTCAGAATACTTCTTGTAGCTCTCCCACATCTGATCTCCGTTCTTGGGATAGAGTTCGTATCCAACCTCTTCAACGGAATTGGGTAAGTCTCCTGCCATAGCAGCAAAGCCAGGACGCAAACGCTTGTAAAGTGAACGATCTTTCCAGACATCGGGGCTGTAGTAATGCGAATCGCTTGTGGATATAAGTTCAACGTTATACTCATTGCAAACTTGGATTATGTATTTATTTAGTTCATGCTGATCTTGATGGTCAATCCATTGTAGTTCACCATACCATCTGTCACCAAAAATTGACATCATGTTTTCAGTAGTTTCACGCATAGCATTAAGAACCGCTTCTTTGCCCGCATCCTTGTTTGCCCAATAGTTACCAGCATACACGCCACCTAAACAAGCAGAGGACGCAATAATGCCTTCGTTGTTCTCTCTCAATAAGTCATAATCAATTCTTGGAAACCTATAGAAGTTTCCTGGTTTAAAAGATTGAGATACAAGCTTAAAGATGTTGTTAAGACCTGTTTGGTTTTGAGCGAGAAGAATCAAATGTGATCTTTTATTGATCTTGTCTTTGTTTGTTTTTGTTTCCGATTCATCTTCAACAGAGAAGCCAGAACCAGCGTCATCTTTCTTTCGCTTTTTAGAAGCCTTGAATTCTTCATAAGCAATAGACCATTCTGTAAGAGATGGGATAAAATACGCCTCGACACCATAAATGGGCTTAAAGTCTTTTCCTTCTTTTTCCATTGATTTAGCGTGAAGAACCTGATAAGCTAAACCATTACAGTTGCCGTGATCAGTTAGTGCGAGGGCGTCAGAGCCGTTTTGATAGGCAAAATCCATATGTTGCTGGGGAAACCCTATAGCATCAAATGGAGAACCTGCTGTGGAATGTGCGTGAAGACCTACAAATGGAATAGAAGATTTGACCATGTGCAGTATGATATATGATCAGCCTGATTAAGTCAAGGGCTTTTTCATCGTTTCTTTATTTAATAAGTAAATCTCTCTTACTTCTTTTGCTAATTCGTCGTTCTTTTCTTCAAAATGTTTTAGCATTCTGTCTTGGAGAAAACCATTATACGCCTCATAAACTTTTGCGCTGCCATCAATGAAGCCTTTTTTATATGCTTCGGTCATTATTTCTTTTTCTCTTTCTTCTTGAGAAGGTTGTTCGGGTTCTTTTTTAGTTCGTGGCATTTCTTGTCTCCTTTTATATAAATACCTTTAGTATTTAAAAACTATTTAAAGTATTATGGGATTTGGTTCTGGATTTAGTGGCTCAAAGACTGGCGGCTTGAGGGTTGTTAGTGGTTCTGATGGGCAAGTATTGAGATTTCACGGTGGCGGAAAAGCTGTAATCGGCACAAGTGATTTAACTTACAGTGATACAGATGGATTTAATGTAAGTGGAAATATCCAGCATTCTGGAAATATTGAACCAGCAAACGATGGAGTTCACACACTTGGCTCAAATAATAAAACATATTCTGTGTTAAGCATACAAGACTTACACGCATCCAACGTTTATTCGGGCGATATTCATATGAAAAATGAAAGAGGTGACTGGACGATCTTTGAAGAAAAAACCTCTCTGATCGTCCAGAACAACCTCACGGGTCAGCGTTTTAAGCTGGTCATGGAAGAAATTGAAGATTAACTACTTGATGTTAATGCTGTCAATGCATTAGCTCCATTTCCACTGTTATAAAGCGCATTAACTTGTCCTGTTGATAGGGCAGTACTCCAAATTGATACTTCATCTAACGCATATGGACCGCCACCTGTTCTTTTACCAATGTATGTCTCGCGGGAAGGATTCCAAGAGTGTTGAAAATAAACACCAGAATGACCTGTTTGATCATCCAAATATCCATAATCGACATTATTGACATACGCCCTTATTCTTCTATTATTTGAGCTATCAGAATTATCTCCATCAACAATAAACACAACATGGTTCCATCCTTGATAATTAAGATTATTTGTTTCATCTACCCAACCTTTAAATTGTTGACTCGTTCCATCATCGCCCACATCAGAACCATATGATAAAACAGCCAATGGTCCAAAGCCAGTTCCACTACGATCAAGTGTAAAATCAAATCCTCCATTCGATGAACCTCTATCAAGACCCCATAATGAAGTAGTAGCGTATCGATACGTTTCATTTCTTTCCAAATAAACCCAACCTGACCAAGAAAAAGAACCAGAAAAAAGAGTGTTCCAGTTATCTCTTTCATTTGGAGTCCCAACATCAATTGTATAATCCGATGTAGACATCGGGAATCTAACTGCATAACTTCCTGAATGGATGTATGTGTCATCAAACCCAAAATGAGTACTATAAGATTGACCACCCGTTGATTTGTTGAAAGAACCCGTATAATTGTTTGCTCCTAATACATTGGTCACATATTGTGAACCAGATGTCTCAAAATCATAATAAGCGAAAGGTGTGATATATGAACCACCTCCGCCGCCGCCGCTATTTGCGGCTATTCTAAAAACTAAAGCCATTTTATTTATCTCCTTTTTTAACTTCCTGGTGTATCTTCAACCTTGTTGTCTGATGTGGTGTTTTTTGGTGTTAGGTGATTTGAGCCTTTTGCATCTGTAATTTGACCTGTGTCGGCAGTTAAATCATCAGAAGCGTGATCACCCATTCTATACCAACTTGTAAGATCATCATATGCGCTATGATCTGCAAGATTATCAGGTGTGCCAGAATTGTAAATTTCTGTAACCTCCGAAGAGCTTAATGCCTTGCCCCAATAAGAAAACTCATCAACGCGACCATCTATTTCTGTTTGACTACCTCCAAGCACATTTGATGCATAACCACCAATACGAAAAGCAGTTGAGTTTGAGGTAGATGTTGATGTAGTAAAAGATGCGTGTTTATAAAGACTCGTTGTTGTATCATTTCCATTAAGATAGATTTTAATACCACTTGTATTTGCACTACCATCGTAAGTACCAACTATATGATTCCACTCACCTGATGTTAAATTTGTGTTTGAGCGACATTGAATGTTTACACCCGCTCTATTACCAAAAATAAAATCAATAATGCCAGAATACAAGGTTGTAAATTGAGCACCATTAGTGCCTTTTGAAAAGATTGCAGATACTCTGTGGGTCTCTGGTTTAAACCATACCGATACTGAAAAAGCATCTGATCCATCTGTTGTATCTAACGCCGATGTCGAGTTTGCCTCCAAATAAATTGAATCAGACTGATCGAAATCGATACTATAACTATTACTGTAAGAAGCTCCTCCGCTTCCATTTACTCTAAAAACTAAAGCCATTTTTTTATTTCTCCTTTAAATCACTATTTTGCGCCCTATACCCAGTTTAGACGCAATATACGCAAAGTTAAGTAGTAACAAAAAAAACAAAAAGAAAGTTAAAAAATAGTATCTCAATGAATACGATAGGTTGCAAATGAAACGTGATTTTTATCACAAAACCGTTAAAGAATATCAAAAATGAGACACTACTTACTCGTACTGGGCGCAATGATATTTTAAATTTTTTAATATACTCGGGAACGCTCATTGGGAAATGTGTGAGTATTAAGCTCATGCATAATTTTAGGAGAAATATAATATGACTGATACATATAGACCCGGTATTCTGGGTACGACTGGTTCGTTTGGATCGATTCAATTCACTGACGGTAACGACGGTGGTTCACAAATTGAAATCATGGATTCAAGCCAAAACCTTAAAAACATTCAAGATGTTCAAGTTAGCGGTGCAGTTGATTTTGACAGCACACTTAATGTTGATGGTGCTGCTACACTTGGAAGCACTCTTGGTGTAACTGGTGAAGCAACTCTCGCTTCTGCGACAGTTTCTGATCTTACATCCGGACGCATTGTTCTTGCTGGTACAGCTGGTGCGCTGGAAGACAACGGAAACCTTGCATTTGATGGTTCAACACTAACTGTAACTGGTGACATTTCCGCTGAAAGTGGTTCATTTTCTGGTGATATGACCATCACTGGTGATTTGACAGTTAATGGTACAACCACAACTGTTAATTCAACTGCTGTTTCACTTGGAGATCGTATTATCGAACTTAACAGCGCACAAGCAACTGGCGATTCTGGTTTGAAAGTATTTGATGCTGACTCTCCAGAGACAACTGGTTCATTTCTTTATGATTCAACAGCACATCGTTGGAAAGGTGGAGAAGAAGGTTCTGAATCTATCCTTGTTGATAGAGGTTCTAACGAATCAATCACTGGTACAAAAACATTTACTGCTTTAACAGCTTCTTCAGCTGATATCAACGGTGGTACTGTTGATGGTGCTGACGTAACTGTTGGCGATGGTAAAACTCTTGATGTTTCTGCTGGTACTTTGACTCTTGCTGATAATCAAATCAGTGGTGACAAAGTTGAAGGTGGTACAATTGCGAGCATTACTATTTCACAACTTGGTGGCGCGATGGACGCAAACAGCCAAGCAATGACCAATGTCAATATTGACTCTGGTAACATTGATGGTGCAACTATTGCAACTTCTGATATCACTGTTGGAGCAAGCAAAACTCTTGATGTTTCTGCTGGTACTCTAACTCTTGCTAATGATCAAATCAGTGGTGATAAAGTTGAAGGTGGTACAATTAATGCTACAACTATTAACACATTGACATCAACAACTGTTAATGCTACAAATGTTTCTGCATCTGGGTATGTAAGTGCTTCTTCTTTTGAAGTTGACGGGCAAGCTTCTATCAGCTACGACTCAAGCGCACTTGACTTCTCAACTGGTGGTGCTGGTGCTGCATTATCTGCAAACCACTTTTCAGCTTCTGTAGAGCTTCAAGGTGCAAGCCTTGCTGTTTCTGGTGCTTCTGATCTTGGTGCAGTAACAATGGCTGGCGCTCTTGATGCTAATAGCTCTGCTGATTTCCAAGGCGCTGTTAATCTACAAGCTGGATTGACTGTTGCTGGTGCTGCTACCTTTAATGGTGCTGGTGACTTTAACAGTGGATTGACCGCTTCTTCAATGCAAGTTGATGATCTAACAAGCGGACGTGTCACTTATGCTGGTGCTTCTGGTGAACTACAAGACAGTGCAAACTTGGCATTTGATGGAACTGACCTTACAGTTGGTGGCGACATCAGACTCAATGGCAACCAAGTTAAAAACAGCGATGGAACTGCAATGATCGACTTTGGCGACTCTGAAGGTCTTGCGATTGGTGATGGAAGCATTGAAGTTGTAATCAAAGGTGGCGTAATCAAAGACGCTGGTGGATATGATGCTTTCCGTCTTGACGACAATGGCAACACCGAAGCTGCTTACAACTTCCAAGTTGGTTCAGATTTGACAGTTAACGGTAGAGACATTATTCTAATGGGTGCTGAAGATGGTGAAGCTAACATTAAATCTAACACATCTGATGTCTTTATGACTTTGAGTGGTACTGCTAGCAGCAACAACAGAAGAGTTGAAGTTGCTGGTGACATGTCAGGTTCTGGTGATGCATACTTTGCAAGCCTTGACCTTAATGGAACAACTCAAATTTCGTCTATCCTTGACGAAGATGGATTGACTTCTGATTCTGCGACTGCTCTTGCAACGCAACAATCAATCAAAGCTTATGTTGATGCTCAACTTGGTTCTCAAGATGTAGATTTTGCTGGTGATTCTGGTACAGGTGCTGTAGACCTCGATACTCAATCTTTGACTATCGCTGGTACTAATAACGAAATCGAAACAAGTGCTTCTGGTCAAACTTTGACCATTGGTCTTCCAGATGATGTGACAATCGGTCAAGACTTGACTGTTACTCGTAACCTTGCTGTTGACGGTAACGTTGATTTGGGTAGTGATTCAAGTGACTTAATCACTGCTAATGGTCTGTTTGATTCTCACCTTCTTCCAGATGGTGCTACACGCAACATTGGTGGTTCTGGTGCAAATCAACGTTGGGGCGATGTTTACGCAACTAACGTATACACAGGCGATTTCCACATGAAGAATGAGCGCGGTGATTGGACACTATTCGAGGAATCTGACCATATTCGTATTAGAAATAATGCGACTGGTCAAGAGTTTAAACTCGATATGACACCAGTTGCAGAATAATTTCGATTATTCTACGACTAGGGCGTAGTTCGGGGGTGGTGTCCGGTTTTCAATCGGGCATCACCCTTTTTTTATCATGGGTATTTTTTGGTTTTTATCATAACAACACTTGTGAAATATTTTTCACCTTGTTTATCAATAAATTCTTTTGGACCAGCGTGTAGAAATGGTTTCCACTCCAAAACGTGGTATTCAGATCTGTTGCTGTCTATTATAAAAACAACTTCTTCGTCAGGATTTTCTCTTTGTAATTTTTCTATCAAATATTTAACTTTCATAAGAAATATCCTAACGTAAATGATAATGCAACAAGCGTGACAACGTTTGTCCACAATAAATATTTAAGAAGGACATTTCTGCTTCTCATCATTGTAATAAACTCTTCTATTGTTTCGTCTTGTTTCAAAATTAAACCTTCTTCTATCTTGGATATCTTTCTTTCAAAATAAGGATTAAGTTTTTCTATGACTTCATCGCCGATTAAGTCTCTTTCTTTTCTTCTTAATTCTTGTTCTGCTCTATGTCTTAAATTTGTTGCTGTTTGAAAATCTCTGCTAAATCCGCCTTGTGGCATTATCCTACTCCCTCGGAACCAGTCCAGTTGTGTTTTAATTCTACAGAATCAATTGCAGTCATTCCACCAATAATAGATGCTGTTGCGTTAAAAGTCCCAACGGTGTCTACTTTCAAGAAAACCGAAGTTACTCTCCAATCAGCAGAATAAGATTCTTGATTGTTGACTGTTAAATAATTCCCATTATTGATGCCGTTTTGTGAAAACCCAACTCTCATGTTAATATCAGCCGAACCATCATCAGGTCCGGTATTTTTAATAGTAACAAATCTTGTTACATTTGGAAAGTCAATTCTTACAACGTCGCCACTTGAGGAAACATTTATGGAAGAAGAAAGGAATGGTTTTGCAGAAGCTTGGTATGAACCAACATTACCAAGACCTGCTCTATAATCAAAATATTTTGTAGTCATTAATACTCCACTATAAATAGTCTATTTTTCTTGTGCTATTCCTTTCCAGTCACCAGAATTTAATAACTTCATTTTGGGATACTTTAAAATCTCTGATTCTTTTGAGGACAAAAATGCTTTCCAGTTTTCCCAAGTGTCGATTTGATAAAACCATGGCATCTCAACTTTATTATATGCTTCTTGTTCTAATATTTTAAATACATAATCAAAAGTAAAAAATCTACCAGAATATCTTTTTTCTAATGGAAGAACCTTTGTTACATATTTACCATCTTTTCTTTCTTCAATTGGTTGAGAAGTATCAAACTTCCCTGTTGCGTTTCTCCAAAAATGCAAGATTAGATCGCCCAAGTGTTTTTTATCAAACGCAAAGCCAACTTTTTTTCCATCAAGAACGCTTTCTCCTGTGTCAGTTAAAACAAAAAAGCTTCCTTCTTCTGTTAAAAGGTCTCTATATCTTCTTAAGTGCTGCGATGGATAAACGCTCATTGGGAAACAAACATAATATTTGTCTGGCTCAATCCAAAAGCTTAATGAACTTGCAACTCTTTTTGCTGTTCGTGCTCCATATAAAGCACCCCACACTTGAGAATCTCTAATTCCCTCATCCTTTGGACTACACTCAACATAATATATTGGTATCTGTTTTCTACTTTGACTTGGGAAAGCATCGAACTTTCTGCTAATCCAGACTGGATCCTGAACTGTTTCTCCTAATCTTTTCTTTAAGAGTGGTTGTGTCTTTGGATAGCAAACAACCCAGATTGTTTCACACCCAACTGTCGCACACTCCAATATTGCTCTTTCGATTGCTAAAAAGTTTTCAGATATGGGCATTAAACAATCGTGCCAAGGCAGATTAAATTCGTTTTCTGACCCTAACAGAGATATTACACCAGCCAAATGGTAAGCATCTCTCTTATTTATATTTACTGAAGACTCTTCTTGCATATGAGTTTTCGCTCTCGTCACCTATTATATCATCAACTGATTCATATTTAAAAACTAATCTATCTGTTGATTTATAATTTTTTAGTTTATAAACAATTTCTCTTTCTCTGTTTTCTAATCTTATCGCATAATACTTGTAAAGAGATTTATTTTTTGTGTCTCTGCCGTTTCTTGTTCCTTTGATGCCCGCTTGCTTCATCACGTGCTTTGTTTTAAATCGAGCATTGATGTCGGAATATTCAAAATCATCAAGCTGTTCTTTTGTGAGATAAGATATTGCAACTGCGTCTTTTAAATCGTGATTACCGTCAATCCTATCTGATTGATGAAAAATAATCTTATTTACAAATTCAGAATCGGTTGTTAGCAGATTGTGCTCGTGTTTCATTCCGCTTTTAACATCAAACCAATCCCTTATTTCTAATATCGAATCTTCTTTTAGTGAAAGATTATCTGGTATTCCATAGAGATTTAGATCATCAAACACATAAACCTTATCATACTCTATAATATATTTTCTTGCTCTTTTTGTGAAAACACTTAATGTTTCCTCTTCTAACCTTATGTTGTCTATCTTATCAGAGAATAAGATATTTCCCGACAAAGAGAGGATGTAATATAATCTTTTCCACAAGTCGTGGGGCGTATATTCATCACCTTCAAAAAAAATATTTTTTTCTATTTTTGATGGAAGAGCATTTCTCGTGTAGAGAAGATTAAGATTATTTTTATAAGCAAAAAGGAGGGAGGGGAGCGAGCAACCTATAACGACATTTATTTTTTTATTATTACTGTTTCGCAAAATACAATGAACAAAAATATGGATATTAGAACCCTATATTTGAGTTCTAATTCCATGCCAAAGGTGCTAACTTCTTTCTTATTTGTGCTGATATTGATCTATTAAGTTTCGTGATTTCTTTTAATTCAGATAAAATAAACTCTCTGTTCTCTTCATACGAAGTATCTACCAATGTGCGTAAAGCCTCTGAACGAGCACATGTCTCAAGGAACTCTTTTGTAATGCCCTTTATCATATCTTGTTTGATGGGATCGCCTTCAGTCAGTTCTGCGGCATCCCTAATATCTTTCGATGATTCAAGAAACTCTGCGACAAGCTCTACAAATTCTGCATCAATCTCTTCCATAATCGTCCTCATATCTAACTATGTCGTCTTCACCAAAATATTCACCAACTTGCACTTCGACAAAAACTAACGGTTTATCGCTATTACATTCAACTCTATGTTTAGATTCACGAGGAATAAAAAAGCATCGTCCTGCATAAGCATCTAAATCTTGCCCTTCCAATGTAACAATACCGTTACCTGAAACAACTGTCCAAACTTCAGTTCTCTTGTAATGTGACTGGTAACTTAATCTTTGACCTGGGTTTACTACGATTTCTTTTAATTTATAAAGTTTTCTGTCTTCCAGAATCTCATAAGTTCCCCATGGTCTTTCTTCAACTGCTTTTCGCTTTCTCATATGCACCTACTGTTATTGGGTATAACTCCCTTGTTATTTGCAAAATTGCTTTTGCTACTTTTTGTATTTCCACTTGTGCGCCATCATGAATACGAAGATCAACAAACTTTAAAATATTATTAAGATTTGCTGTTCCATAATATTCTGTATACATGTTCTGGGGCAGTAATCCTCTTGCTTGCTCACGGCACACACCAGCTTTTAATAACTGTTCATAATAATTCGTTACCAAGTTTATATGACGCCGAACTGACTCATGAACCTGACAACCCAATATTGGTCCTGCCATTGGACCAGTAACAAACTCGCTTTCGTTGCTTGCTTGCCTATTTGATTTATGTTGTGTTCTATAATCAAATGGATTATAAAATTCTATGTTATATTCTGTATATCTTCTGGAGATCTCATTATAACTCCAAGTTCGATGCCGGTGATGTTGTGAGCGAACATACAAAGGCACTTTAAATCTAAAAGTTACAACACAATGTTCCAAAGTAGATGTGTGACGATGCTTAATCAAATAATTAATAAGCTTCTCGTCTTTCTCGTCTAATAATTGTTTATGCTTCCCAAAAGATACACGAGCAGAATTAACGACAGATAAATCGCTACCCATGTGCTCGACATATTCTACTTTTCCAATATCATCATCGTAAAGATAAACTGGTTCAATCATTCAAACCTCTTGAGAGCTGACTTTACAGAGTCAAGGGCATGTTGTTTTTTCATTGCGTCTTCACGAGTCTTCACCTTAATCGCATTTGCAAGCTCTAACATTTCAGTTAGTTTTGCTTTTTTGCTGCCCAAGGTACTCCAGTAAACATCGTCAGAGTCAATCACAGAAATGTTTTGCCATGGACCAGCCCAAGGTTCTCTAATAGCTTTTCCACTCTTATCATAAGCCTTGATAAACATTTCTTTTTCTTCTCCGTCAGCTAAAACCTTGCCATGAATAAAGGAATCCTGATCGTAATCTTTTGCCAAACCAACGGCAAGATTAAAAAGATCTTGATTGCTTTCTTTTACATCTGTACGTGGAGCGTCCCAAATAAGAATAGAATTCTCTTTCACATTAACGGGTTCGCCACCTTCTTCTTCAGGATCTTCAACATATCCCGAACCAGGCATTTTTGTCCAAGAAAATCCGGCGGCTCTAACTCTGCTTTCCAATTCTTTTTGACGCTTAAGGTTTTCACCTATGCCCAGTGTACCACGAAAAGCGGTAATCATAACAAAGGGAACTTTTTCATCCTCAATCCTTCTTTTGATTCTTCCAAAGTTTGCTTCTGTAAGAATGTCTGGTGTTGCAAGAAGAACTGACTTTTTTTTATTTTCAATCTCTTCTTTAATTAATTTTTTTATATCTGCAAGTTTCATTAAACTTCCTCCATGACTCCAACCACATAATTTTGATGAATTATGGAGTATTTATTGTCTTTTATAAATACTTCCTCAATCATGGATTTTTCAACAACAAGAATAACATCTCCATTAGAATCAAACAAATCATCATATATGCTTATACAATCTTCTGCATTACATATAAATCTGACTGTGCAATATCTATCTCCAGATTTTTTAACGTAGTCTTCTGGAAGGGCGATGAGCGATTCTTCTTTTTCTGAAAGATCTATTTCTTCTACAAGCAAATGTTTATTCAGTGGTACAAAAACCATTTAAATTTCCTCTTTGGCAATCTCCATCATTGAAGATAGATCATCCAAATCTAATTGATTTTTAACTGCATTATATGCTTTTTTAACCATTGAGATCTCATCATTGGTTAGCCAATCGTTTTCAATATACTCTTTGCGAAGTTCTTTTCGCTGCTCTTGATAAGGCAAGATTGCCGAATCAATTGCTTTAAAAGATTTAATTAATCTTACAACGTGTTTCTTTTTTTCTTCTGTTATTGATATGGTCGCCATAGACCCTCCTATTAAACGTATTTTACCTCACATGCGCCACCAGCGCAAGCAATTTCTCCACTTAAATTAGTGTTGTCATCAACCTCAACAATCTTTGTAAGGTCAACATCCTTCAAGCTTTCCATCATTCGATTATACTCTACTTCTGTACAATCTTCAAATGGTGCTTGTTTATATGTTCCACCATCATACGGCAGAACTGAAAGACCATTGTAGTGTTCTCTGTTGTTCCACATCCATTCACCAGCGTTGTCCCACTCAAATTCTTTAAGTGAAACTGTAGCAGAGATATTATGTGTATTGTTCCCTTTTAGGTGACCTTTCTTGACCCAATTTTGAGAAAACCATTTAACTCTCTCTAATAGGGAAATGGATGTTTCTGTTCTCAAGATTGCATTTTCTGGTGCTTTTTGCGGAACAGAAATAACAGCCGTATCGTGTGGTCTGAAATATTCATCTTCAACCAACTCTGGATGGTTTATCGCCAAGTAATGATAGATGTCTTCATTTTTTCCAACACGAATTCTGCGGACATAATATTCAGAATGCCAAGCATGAATACCACTTGAGCAACCCAAAACAAGTGATGAAGTTCCACTTGGTTTAATTGTTGTGACGCGAGAAGCTTTTTTAATTCCTAAAAGTTTTGCAACTCTTTTGTTTTCTTCTTTAGCGAAACCTGCTGCTTCTTCCATATCCATTTGTTGAGCGAGACCACTTCCAATACCTGTTAATCCAACTCCAAGAAGAGCTTCTTTTTCAGTTGTTCTTCTCCAGATTGGACGCAAGTAATGGAAATCAGTATAAGAAGCCTGTAAGGTTCCAATGAATGCTGCTGCTTTTACTCTCTGATTTAAGTCCTCTTGTGATTCGATATTGCTAACATTAACTTCGCAAAGGTTACAAAACTGAAAAGGTTTAAGACCAATCTCGCAACAAGGATTTGTTCCCCAGTCTTTATCATTAGTAAAATAAATTCCTGGCTCTCCAGAGTTTGAGTTTTGAATTCTGTCCCACAGTTTCATAAAGAATGATTTATCAACTCTATGTCTTACCAAAACTGCTGAATTGTTTGCTCGTGCTCGGTGAGGGTTCTTTTCCCACCAGTTTCCTGCCTTACAAGAAATCATTTCTTCATCATCTGCGGAGAAGAGAGAAATAAGAGCAGCTCTTCTAATGCCACCGGCAAGAACGGCATCAGCAATGTGGCAAACAATGTCGTGTACTTCGATAGGCTCAAGTTGATCGCCGTTTTCTTTTTCATTTAGAATAGACTTAATTTGACTAACGCAAAGACGAAGTGGTTCTGGACCTGGAGCTTTACCACCTGAAGTGACAAGTTTTGCTCCTTTTGGGCGAATATCAGAAAAATCAAACTCGATAGTAGAAGTTCCCTCAAAGTAAGAGCGCATCAAAACTTTAACAGCATCTGCCCATCCTTCAATAGAATCGCCAACAAGAAAGCGACGTTTGCGATCTTGACGAGGCTTACGGATTTCTGGCAGTTTTTCTACGTGATGTTTTTGAACTGAAAATCCAATACCTGTTCCACCAAGCAACAAGAAAAGAATTTCACCAAACGCTCGCCAGTCATCTACCGGCAAATAACCACAGTTATAAATACGGTTCGGGCTAATCTCAATTGGTTTTCCACCAAACTGAAGTGATCTCATTGAAGGTAAAACTTTTTTGTCATAAACAAATTTATATGCTGCTTCAATCTCTTCCTCTAGGTTGGGATATTTGTCAATGTGCATATTTTTGTTACGAGTAACGAGTTCTTCCCAGGTCTCTCTCCTTCCCAAATCCTTATTATATTTGGCGTATTTCATAAAAACTGTGATGTCTGATAATATTTTTTGCGATAGATCCATTATGGTGTCGCTCCTTTTCCTAAAAACTTTTTGTATTTGTTAAACATAAGATTTTGTCTTTCCTCGTGAGATAGCGATGGCGTCATGTTCTCGCCCCTACTATATTGATCTATAACTTTGATATCCACATTTGATGTGTCCATAAATATTGAGTAGACCAGACCATCAGGTCCGTTTCTATTTTTAGCGATATAAATTCTACCGCCATTTGTTTGTTTATCCTCGGTAGTTCGTGAAACCGAGAAAATAAAATCTGCCACAAAGCATTTATTAAATGCTTCTGAAATAGATTGCATTGTAATGATCTCTGACTCCAAACCAGTTCTGTTGGTTTGTGATGCTGTCCACCCAACTACATTGTGCTCTTGCATTATCGCTCGTAACTCTTCATAGATTGATTCTAACTCTTCTCTCTTTTCTTTTCTTTGAGAGGTTGTCCGCATAAGATCGGCATAATCAACAATGATCATATCAGGTTTAGTGCCAGACTGAATTAATTTAGTTAAGTGTGCTCGGAGCGTATTTGTAGAAGCAGTCTTTGTTGGATACTCTTTTACAATGAGCTTTCCTTCAACATCTTTAATTTGCTTCCAAATCGCATCTTTGTGATCAGCCAATGTGTTGAGAGGAAATCCAGTTAAGCAAGAGTCATATCGCTTTGCAATAACTGTTTCTGCCAACTCAAAAGTATAATGAACAACGTTCATTCCTGCTTTTAATGCTTGTGCTCCAAGATGAACAAGAACCATGGATTTACCACATCCAGTTGGCGCAATCACAACACCGAGTTCTTTTCTTCCTGCTCCTCCATTAATGATATCATCAATCTTATCCCAACCAGTTGTGATTGTATCGCGATTGATAACCTCGTATCTTTTCTCAAAATCAGCCAAGAAATCATAGCCTTGATTTGATTCAGCACCTGCCTTAAGAGCATCATTAATGACTTGAGAAATCTCATCAAATGAGGAGTTTTTGAGTAGCGAAGTTGATTTAATCATCGCTTCTCGTAATTTTTGCTTACGACAAAAATCAAGTGCTTTGTCTTTTACATATTCCGCGTTTGCGAGGATGTCCATGTTCGATAATGATCGAGCATAATAGTCTCTTATCTGCTTTTGTAACACATCATTGTGATCAGAAATATCTGATTTTAATATGATTTTTAATGTTTCATATGATGGGTGAGCTGTGTATTTTTTCTTATATGAGAAAATCTTCTCAATAAAAACCTGAAGGTATTTAAACTCTAAATACTCTACATTTAAGACCTCTAACATCCTGTCAGAGAACTCTCGGTCGTCTAAAATAAGAAAAGCAAGCTCTTCTTGGAAGGACTTTCCAAATTGAGAAAAAGAAACTTTTTTGTTGGACATTGTTACCTCGTGGTTAGGAGTAAATATAACCTATAAAATTATAAAGGTCAATCATTTTTTTTAGTGCTTGATATTATTGATCTAAATTTTTGAAACATTGTTTCCCAGTCAAAATTGGTCAATCCATCTTTGGTGAGCATTGCCATGAATTCAGTATGATTAAACGCTGGGGAATAATTTTCAAACGATTCTCTGATATCTTTTGTGCTGCCATAAGAAATATTAGGTGAATACAGTTGCATAAGACCGTAATTTAACTCTACTTTTTTCTTATCCATTAAAATTGACTGATAGACCTTTGAGTTGCCAAAGTTTTCTTTACATTTATCAAAAATATAATCTAATGTCAATGACTCACTTTCAGAAAGCTCTGGGAAGGATTTAACTAAAGTTTTTAGTCCAACTCCTTTTACGCCCTCAATATTGTCAGATTTATCTCCATCAACTGCACGAGCAATCGCAAAGTTATTAGGATGAATACTAAACTGCTCCACAACTCTGCTTTCATTAAGTATTTCTTTTTGACCCTTGGTCTTTGGCTTGTAAAGTATTGTTGTACTGTTGCAAAGCTGAATAAAATCTTTGTCAGAAGAAACAATGACTTTTATTTTTTCAGACAGATCTGG